TGTCATATTTGCTTTGAAATTAATCCATGAGGACTTTGTCACTTCTTCAAATGATGGAATAAAAGCCTCTTCCGGTTCTTCGTCAACCGTTGCTGCCGGGGTAACAAATTCTTCTACCGGCTTGACTTCTTCCTTTTTCCTCTCTTCTTCCTTTACTTTCGCCTCTGCTTTTTTCTTTGCCATTTCAGAAAGTCTGTTAGCCTCATTCAGTGCGCTTGTAACATCATGCGTGGAAATATACATCTGACGTGCTTCAAAACTGTATTCCGGCAAGGTAGCAAGCGTTGCCATATCTCTGCTAAACTGCTGAATCGCTTCCGTAATTGCATTCTGAACCTTTTTCATAGATACAGAAGTATTCAGCCATTTCTCATCATAGATAGATTCAAAAGTCAATTCTTCCGGATGTTCACATTCATCCCAGTATGTACAAATCGCCGATAACTTCTCCTGCTTTTTCTGCATTTCATACTCTTTCAGCTGTGTATCAATCAGCGCAATCGGTTCATTCACAATCGCCGACAGCTCCTTGATTTTTGTTTCAAACTCTTCATATGGTTTCATGCACTCTTTCTTTACCTTGATTCTTTCATCCGAAAGTGCTTTCGTGAATTTCCGCAAGGCTGCAACATCCTTCTTTGCATCCTGCACCTGGTCATCTGTATAAACGAGACCCTTATACTGTTCTGCTTTGTCTGTCAGTTCCTGCTTCAACTGCTCAAAGTTAAATTCAATTGCTTCCGGGAACGACATTGATTTAATTCTTAATTCCATACTCTCAATTCCTTTCTTGACCAAATGGTCTATCAATGGTATACTGTTACTGTGTTTTTTCTTATGTCACTAACTGCAGTTTATCTGCGTTGGTGACATTTTTAATTTCATCATATCCATTACCTATTACCTCCTCTCTTAGTTACGAACCATATTATCTTCGATTCGCTTCTGCAATTTTTCTGTGTCCCAAAAGACGTTTCCGTCCGGTCTGAGACGAAATGCGATATTCTGTTCCGGCTCTTTTGCAATTGCATCTAGTGTCTTTGATGGGAAACCCATCCTGGCAAGTTCCGCCGTTGTCATAATATGTTTTGGAAAAGTCATGTCCTCTCCTGCCTTTCTGTGCTTTATTTCAGCACCTTTTTTCTATTTACTCCAATAAATACCGCCAAATATACGGCACTTATTGAAAATAAAACCATTTCCTGCACGTGAAAGCTGCTTACTGCTCTTGCCGTAATTATGCATACCAGCAAACAAATAATTGCGGTGACACATAATACATTTTCTTTTGTTCGTTTTCTCATGCTTGTCCCTCCTTTCCGTATAATCTCCCGGTACCACATAGCAAAGGGTTGTCTAACCTTTTACACAGAGTTTTTCTTCCCGTTTATATCCCAGTTTCCCGGCGAAACGGTCCAATATGGTACCGGATACCTCCAGCCACTCCTCTTTGGTAAGGCTCGATGTAGGCACATAAGCACCACGGATTTTCACATAATTATTTATTTTCATTGACCTCATCACCTCAATTCATCCTATGCTTCTTATGCTTTTCCTGCCTTTCTTCATACCTTACCCGTCTAATTTCCTTAAACGCTTCTTTCACTACGCTCCTTGCTCTGTCTGTTTGTCTTTCTTGCAGAAGTCCATTTTCAAGTAGTGATTGGATTATGATTGATACTTCTTGGTTTCTTTTCATTGGAGTCTCCTTTCTTGCTATCACTTTAAGTGGATTTTGTAGGTAAAAAAATATAATCAGATGATATACCATATATCCTACAAAGAAGCTCTACATTAGCAAACGATGGGGATACTTTCCCATTCTCCCAATTGTTTATTGTTTTATTGCTAACATGCGCTTTCTCAGCCGCTTCTGCCTGCGTTAGTCCTGCATTAACTCGTGCAGCAGCAAGTGAAATTTGAAATTTAGTTACTTGTTTTTTTGTCACATTATAACCTCCTTTTTCTAATTTACCCCGATTATACCATCACTTTAAGTGTGTGTCAACACTTAAAGTGAAATTATTTTATATTTTATGTTGCTACGCAAACACTTTTAGTGTATAATTTACTTCAAGGAGGTGGACATGATGTCTGTAGAAGAATTTAATGCTATCTTTTCGAAGAGATTACGTTACTATCTTAGTAAATACAATATGACGCAACTAGAATTATCAAAACGATTGGGTGTTGGAACAACTTCTGTCTATAACTGGTGTAATGGGATAAAAACACCACGAATGGATAAAGTCGATTCAATGTGTGAAATATTTAATTGCAACCGTTCCGATTTAATAGAAGATAAGCCAGAAACACAAGAGCAGCCAACCTACTACCTCGACGAGGACGCAAGAGAAGCTGCCGACTTTCTTCACAAAAATCCTGAATACAAAGTTTTGTTTGACGCTTCACGCAATATTAGTAAAGAGGATATCGAATTTGTTGCAAAAATGTTAGATAAGTTTAGAAAATAATGGGAGATGATATTATTAAAATGCGGGACGATGTGCAGATACTTTTCTTAAAACTGCCAAATCATATCAAAGAATTTGTTACTATGAATCCAGATATGTCTTATACTATCGTATTGAATGTAAACCATTCACACGAGACACATCTAGAAGCCTATGCTCATGCACTACAGCATATTGAAGAACACGATTTTGATAATTGTGCTTCCGCCGATATGATTGAGGTTTACGCTCATATGAGGTGATGTTCTATTAACAAGATAACATTGGAGGTGATAATATGGCAGAAGATGAATACAAAAGAATCTTTTCCAAAAATCTCAGAAAATACATGAGTTTAAATAACAAGACACAAGTAGACCTCATCAATGACCTTGGTTTTAATAAGTCAGCTGTTTCTACTTGGTGCAACGGAACAAGACTCCCCCGAATGGATAAGGTAGACGCTCTAGCTAAATATTTGGGAATACGCCGTTCCGATTTGATAGAGGACAAATCAGAATCGAAAATAAAACCAACAACCATTCCCGTTCTCGGTTCCGTCCCTGCCGGTATTCCAATTGAAGCAATACAGGATATTATAGATTACGAAGAAATAGATGCCGCCACTGCTGCCAAAGGTGAATACTTTGCTCTACAAGTAAAAGGCTCATCAATGGAACCACGTATTTGCGAAGGTGATATTGTAATTGTCAGGAAACAAGACGATGTAGAAAGTGGTGAAATTGCCATTGTTATGGTCAATGGTGATAATGCAACTATCAAACGATTATTAAAATACGAAGATGGAATTCGACTTATGCCAACTAATCCAGCTTACGAGCCGTTATATTTTACGAATGATGAAATATTGGAAAAGCCGGTTAAAGTAATCGGTAAGGTAATTGAAAATAGACAGAAGTATTGAGGTAATATTTAGCATAGGAGAAGTTATGAAACAGGTAAAAAAACTGGACAAAGAATTGTTTGATTCCAATACGAAATTTGTTTCTATTGGCACTCTAAACGAAGATAAAATTGCATTTATTAGTGATATCGACTCTGATATTGCAAAAAAACTTCGTCCTAGCAGTGATATTTTATTTTGGGAAAACCGTATCAAACACACAGAACGCCATAAAGATGATTTTTTATCAGATACTTTGTTTGATACTTGTTTTGAAGATATTCCAAGTATTATAGAATCCCCCGACTACATAGGCGTTCATCCTAAAGACAATAGCTTACTTTTTATTAAAGATTATAGTCAACATATCTCTGTTGCCGTACGTGTTGCAACAGATGGAAAAATGGGATATAGAACAATGTTTCCTCTCATGGAAGCACAGCTTGATAATTATATCAAAAAGAAACGAGTAAAAAAATTCAATACATAACTTGACAATTAGATAATTTATGCGTATACTGAAACCATAAAGATCATACACTATTACAGATGAAATCTGAGGACGGAACAGGCAGCCGTCACGCCCTTTGGGTCTTAAAGAGATGTGGGATTGTCACCCCACCTATTTCATTTGTTTTATCTGACAAGGATGGTTTCGACCATCCTTGTTTTTTATATTAAAGGGAAACGAAAACTTAACTACTTATAATCTTGAAAGAAGGTACTAAATATGAAAAAACTTTCAAAAAAACAAAAATTACATAATATAAGAAAAAGCAAGAAAAAATTAAGGCAACTCACAAAAAGGAACAAAAAGAAAAAAAGGAGAAAGCAAAAAAACCAAAATACTATTTTAGGACATTCCTACTCCAAAATTCACTATCTAGTTGCGCCTGCTACCCTTAGTCTTTTAGATAATGAAAGGGAAACACTAAATTTTTTTAACAAGGCAATAGAAATCAGCAAAAAATGCAATGTCAATCATTGTATTTATTTAAATTTATTTAAAGTTGAGCATATATCAGCAGATGCTGTGATGTATATTATTGCCTTTATCAATAACTGCAAGCGTTTAAACATCCTAAATGTGAACATTGAGGGAAACCTCCCGCAAAAAAAAGAAGTACGATACTTTCTTGAGGATTTCGGATTTTATTCATATGTTAAAGGATTAAATAAAACACATGAACAAAATAACAAGGAACGAATCCAAATAAAACACGGAAAAAATGCAAATGGTAATTTGGTAAGTAAAATTTGCGATTTTGCTAATAATATATTTAAGCAAAACAATTTGCTTGGTACAAAACGATTATATCCAATGTTAATCGAATTAATGACCAATGTAAAACAACACGCATACAATAACTATAAAGGTAAATCCATTATGGACAGCAACTGGTACATCTATACCGAAAACACTACTAACTCAATTAGTTTTGTTTTTTTAGATACAGGTGTTGGTATCCCAACAACAATGTGGTATAATCACAAAGAGAAATTGATTAATTTGTTACCTACTTCCAATAGAGATGCTTCATACATTGCATCTGCATTACGTGGAGCAGTAAGGTCAGAAACGCAAAAAAGCTATCGTGGAAAAGGTTTACCAGGAATTTATCAGGATTCTGTTAATGGACAA